TGCACACAAAACGGCATCAGAGGTGGGTCAGCGACTGTCCACTTTCCTATCTGGCACCAAGAAATCGAAGACATCATCGTCCTGAAGAACAACAAAGGAACTGAGGACAATCGTGTCCGTAAACTAGACTATAGTATTCAAATTAGCAAACTTTTCTATGAACGATTCATCCAAGATGGTGAGATCACCCTCTTCTCTCCACATGACGTTCCTGGTTTGTATGATGCTTTTGGTACTGATAGATTTGATGAGTTGTATGTGGGTTATGAACGAGATGACTCTATTCCAAGAAAGACTATCGGAGCTCAAGAACTCGTTCTCAATCTTCTGAAAGAACGTGCTGAGACTGGTCGTGTTTATATTATGAATATCGACCACTGCAATTCACATTCATCCTTCAAGGATAAAGTGAATATGTCTAACCTGTGCCAGGAGATCACCCTGCCTACAGATCCCATTCAACACATTGATGATCATTTGGGAGAGATTGCACTCTGTATTCTTTCTGCTATTAATGTTGGTAAGGTCAAGTCCGATTCGGAATTGGAAAATCTTTGTGATCTTGCAGTTCGTGGACTGGAAGAATTGATTGATTATCAGAAGTATCCAGTTAAAGCTGCAGAGTTGGCTACAAAGGCCCGCAGATCCCTTGGAATCGGTTTTATTGGTCTTGCACATTATCTTGCTAAACTTGGTTACAATTACGAGTCTCAGGAGGCCTGGGACGCTGTACATGGACTTTCTGAATCTTTCCAGTATTATCTTCTGAAAGCATCTAACCAACTTGCAAAAGAAAAAGGATGGTGTGAAAACTTTGGTCGTACTAAGTACGCTGATGGTATTCTTCCTATTGATACATACAAAAAAGAAGTAGATGAAATTTCTAATGAGGATCTAGCGCATGATTGGGAAGGTCTTAGAGCATCTATCTCCGAATACGGTTTACGGCACTCAACACTGTCTGCTCAGATGCCATCGGAGAGCAGTTCCGTTGTGTCAAACGCAACAAATGGAATCGAGCCACCTAGAGACTATCTGTCCATTAAGAAAAGCAAAAAGGGACCGCTCAAACAGATTGTCCCTCAATATGGATCTCTTAAAAACAATTATACGCTTCTTTGGGATATGGAGTCCAATCGTGGTTACATTAATGTTGTTGCTGTAATGCAGAAATTCTTTGATCAGGCAATCTCTGGTAATTGGAGTTATAATCCAGAAAATTATCCTGGTAATGAAGTACCAACTTCTGTCATGGCAAGTGATCTTTTGACTACATACAAATACGGATGGAAAACTTCCTACTACCAAAATACAAATGATCTTAAGTCTGATGAAGTATCAGACAAACAAGAAGAACTTGATAGTTTAATTTCTCAACTGGAAAACGCTAACGAAGAGGAGTGCGAAAGCTGTGCAGTTTAAAACAATCTCTAAAAAAGAAGAAACGTCATCCATTCAAGGTATGACCGTTTTCAACAAAAATCAATGTAATGCCAAAAATCAACCAATGTTTTTTGGCAAACCACTGAGTATTCAGAGATATGATTCATATAAGTATCCTGTTTTTGATAAATTAACAACTCAACAGTTGGGATACTTTTGGAGACCAGAAGAAGTTTCTCTTCAAAAAGATCGATCTGATTATCACACACTTCGGCCAGAACAAAAACATATCTTCACTTCCAATTTGAAGTATCAGATCATGCTTGACTCTGTTCAAGGTCGTGGTCCTGGAATGGCATTTTCTCCTTATTGTTCACTTCCAGAATTGGAAGCATGTATGAACGTCTGGCAATTTATGGAGATGATTCATTCCAGATCTTATACATATATCATTAAAAATGTTTACTCGAATCCGAGTGAAGTATTTGATACTATTCTTACTGATGATCGTATTTTAGAACGTGCTAAAACTGTAACGGAATCATATGATGATTTTATTAATTCAGCACATCTGTATGACAATTCTGAACAGTGGAAGCAAGCGATAGAAGAAGTACCGTATGCTTTAAACGAAAGGTATGAACTCAAAAGAAAACTCCTTAGAGCTGTCGCAAATGTCAACATCTTGGAAGGAATTAGATTCTATGTCTCCTTCGCATGTTCGTTCGCATTTGGCGAACTTAAGCTTATGGAAGGATCGGCTAAAATCATCAGCCTTATTGCCAGGGACGAAAATCAACACCTAGTCATTACCCAGAACATTTTGAATAAATGGGCAGATGGTGATGATCCAGAAATGAAAAAAATCTTTGATGAAGAAAGAGAATGGATCTACACCATGTTTGATCGTGCAGTCAATGAAGAGAAACGTTGGGCAGAATATCTGTTCAAAAATGGATCTATGATTGGTTTGAATGACAAACTTCTTCATCAATATGTTGAGTGGATTGCTAATCGTCGTCTTAAGGCAATTGGTTTAAAACCACAGTATGATATTTCTGCAAACAATAATCCACTACCTTGGACACAACATTGGATCTCTTCTAAAGGTCTCCAAGTTGCGCCACAAGAAACAGAAGTTGAATCTTATGTAGTTGGTGGTATTAAACAAGACGTTAAAAAGGATACATTTGCTGACTTTAAACTTTAATCAATATGTACATTGCTGCTGTATCTGTAGGCCATGATGCCTGCGTGACTTTATTAAAAGATGGTGAAATTGTTTTTTCCATTGCAGAAGAGAGGGTGACTCGTCGTAAACATGACAGTCACCCTTTGACTGCTATGATGAAAATTAAAGAATATACTGATACAATTGATGTATTAGCTCTTGCTAATACAAATGTGTCGGTAAAAAACATGGAACCAACACTCTATTTCCAGGAAAACCAATATGTTTCTTGGGCAATGAAACTTGGTTTGATTGAGAGAAATACATGTCCACAAGAATATGATCATCCACAAGTGATGGATCTTGGTTTAATGCATCATCATAAACTTCATGCGATGTGTGCATATATTAATTCTGGATTTGATGAATGTTGTGCCGTCGTCATGGATGGTGCTGGATCTTTTATGGTAGAAAATTTTGATGATCCTTTTCCACAAAGAACATTTGTGGAATCTGAGTCTATTTTTGAAGTCAACAAAAATGGTATACAATCAGTTCTTCGCCGTTTTGGATCAACAAAGATTACTTCTTTGGAAATTAAAGGATCTATTGATAAAAATATAGTTGGAGAGCAGTCGGATACTGAATTTGGTTCCACGTTTGATCCTGGTCCAGGGAAAATGTTTGAAGCTGTTGCTTATTTTTCTGAAATGGGTCAGAATGAAAGTGGAAAGGTGATGGGACTTGCTCCATATGGAGAAAGAACTGATCTCGTTGATAGAATTATGAAAGTATATCAACACGATCCTGAGTTATTCATTGGTAATAAAGATTTATTTGATGTGGATTATCCCGCTTGGGCTCATGTCAAACCAGAATCTCTTGGCAAAGAATACTATAAAATTGATAAACAAAAACTGTCTGCATCTGAGAGATGGGAAAATAAAGATATTCAAAATCTTTGTTATGCAGTTCAAGAAGCATCACAACAGATTGCTCTATCTTTCATTAAAAAAGCCATAAAAGAAACTGGGAAGAAAAAAGTTATTCTCTCTGGTGGTTATTTCTTGAATTGTGTTTGTAACTATTGGTTACTTGACCAGTTAGACGATGATGTTGAATTGTATGTAGAACCTGCTTCTAATGATAGCGGAATCTCTCTTGGTATGGCTTACTTTGCTCATGCTATAGCGACGGGAAATGCACCTTTAAGAAAAGAGCCAATCAATAACATCTATTTTGGACTTCCATATAAAGATGAATTGAAAAATCTTAAACAAGAAATTTCAAGTAAAGTAAAGTGGGAGTATGATGTTACGCATGATGATGTGATAAAACTTATCACTGAAGGTAACATTGTTGCAATGTACCAGGGTAGGTCTGAACATGGACCCAGAGCACTGGGCAATAGGTCTATTTTGTTTGATCCTAGAGTCAAGAATGGAAAGGATATTGTGAACGGTGTGAAGGGTCGTGAGTGGTATCGTCCGTTTGCTGGAACAATTTTAGTAGAACACTTTGCAGATTGGTTTGAGACTAGAGGTCTTGACGAGAGTCCATTCATGATGTATGCTATGAAGTGTCGAGATGAAAAACAGGAATTAATTCCTTCTATTGTTCATGTCGATGGAACATGTAGGATTCAAACAGTTTCTCAAGAACAAAACCCAAATTATTACGCTTTGATTGAAAGGTTCTATGAGAAAACTGGAGTTCCTATTTTGTTCAATACTTCTTTCAATCTTGCTGGAGAAGCAATGGTAGAAACTATTGAGGATGCAATAAATACAATTTGGAATAGTAATATCGAATACCTTTACTTGCCCGAACATAATATGATCGCTTTCTCTAAGAATTAAACTTCTATCGGTTTTGGACCATGAATGAACTTCCAGAGTGGAAGAAAAGAGCACTATCAGATCCAAATCTGCCAGAAAAGCAGGTGCAAGTTCTGCTTCATGGTCCAAAGTGTCTGACAGATGCATGGTTTCTTCAAGCAATGAAATACAAATACCAGATCCGTGGGATGAATAAATACTCATAGGTTTTGTTATGATGATGTGGAAGAAAGTTACCCAAACCCTTGGAAATATATGGGCACCGTGTTTGATGGGAGCCTTATTGGGGACAACTGGGGTTTTGTTTATAAAATTACCAATCAGTCCAACGAACGACAGTACATTGGGCGAAAGTATTTTTGGCAAAAGAGAAAACCCAAAGGTGGTAAGAGGAGAGTTACTAGTGAAAGTAACTGGAAAAAATATTACGGGTCATGTCCAGAACTAAAAGACGACATCAAACTCTTTGGAAAAGAATGTTTTGTTAGAGAAATTCTCAGCTTACATAAGACACCTGGAAGGGTCAACTACGAAGAGACCCGACAACTTTTTCTTCACGACGTTCTGACTAAGGCACTTGACAGTGGTACGCCTGCGTACTATAATTCAAACATTCTCGGTCGTTATTATAGGAAAGACTACTTCGATGCTTAAGACTTTGATTGCTTCTGCTGCCCTTGCGGTAGGTCTTACTAGTCCACAAATTCCTCATGCAACGGAGGCACCTGAGATCCAAACTATTCCTGTAATTCCTCATGAATCATCATGGAAGTGTGAAGATTGCACGCCAGAAGAACAATATGTCCTTGCAGAACTCCAAGAACAAACCAAGATCTCAGAT